ATTTCATGATCGAGGTCACTAACGAGTGGCTGACCGAAGTGCTTGAAGCCTAAGGGGGCTTATCAATGATTCCTCAAGTTCTGAAGAACATGAACCTGTTTGTCGACGGCGTGAGTTTCTCCGGCGACGTGCCGACCCTGTCGCTGCCCAAGCTGACCCAAAAAGTCGAGGACTACCAAGGCGGCGGCATGTTCGCCCCGATCGAGTTCGCGGTGGGTCTGGAAAAAATCGAGTCGTCCTTTACCACCAATGGCGTGCGCCGCGAGGCGCTGAAGTTCTTCGGTCTGGCTGACCAGACGGCGGCCAATCTGGTGTTCCGTGGCGCCTTCGCGGATCTGAAAGGCCGCGTGACGCCGGTGATCGTCACCATGCGCGGCGGTTTGAAAGAAGTGGACATGGGCGACTGGAAACCGTCGACCGTGGGTGAAATCAAGCACGGCGTAAAGATCACCTATTACAAGCTCGAAATCGACGGGCGTGTGATGTTCGAAGTTGACCCGCTCGCCATGATTTTCGTGGTGGATGGCGTTGATCAACTGGCTGCCGAGCGTTCGGCTCTGGGCATGTAAGGAATTAGAAAATGACTCAAGAAAACGAAGAAAAGAAAGTCCCGTCCTGGTTGCTCGTCAATGACGACAGCGTCGTCATTACCCTTAAGGGGGCTGCCGACTTCGGCGGCGTCAAGGTCGACAAAGTGACCATGCGCGCGCCGACCGTTCGCGATCAGCGCGCCGCTTCGGCGGGTGCGAAGGGTGACTATGAACAGCTCGAAATCAGCATGTTTTGCAGCCTGTTGCAGGCGACCGAGCCGGAGATTGCGGCCCTGACCACGCGCAACTACAACCGCCTGCAGGCCGGCTATTTTCGCTTGGTCGAAGAGGATGAGCTTTAACGCCGAGACCCAACGGGTGGCGGCCAAGACCTTGGCGAGAGAGACGGGTTTCTCTGCCGCCGAGATCGAGGCCATGCCCTTTGACCGGATGCTGTGGTGGCTCAGGGATTGAGCCGCTTTCGACTGAGCAAGGTAGGGCACGCATATGAGCAATAAACTTGCGCTCGGGCTGGTCATTGGCGGGGCGGTCAGTTCCACGGTGGGAGCGGCGTTCAAGGACGTCACCGGCCGCATCAAGAAATTGGAGGACACGGGCAAGCGCGCCCGGGTTCTCGAAAAGACCATTGGCGACACCATGCGTCTGCGTGACGAATGGCGTAAGGCGCATTTGGCGGGCGAGAAGGGTGCCGATGCCCTGCGCAAGAAGCTGGAAGCCAATCTAGCCGCGCTGAAGAAAGAAGGCGTCGAAGTCCGCAATCTGAGCAAGGCTTACACTCAGATGGGCAGGACGGCGCGCGGGGCCGAGCTGAAAGCCAAGGGGCACATGCAGCTCGACGAAGGCAAGAAGCAGATGCGCAGCAGCGTCGGGCAGGCTGTCGCCGCGTCGGCCGCGATGGCGATTCCGGCCAAGATCAGCGCGGACTATGGCGCGATCATTCGTGACATCGCGATCAAGGCCAACATTGCCAACACGCCGGAAGAGGCGGCGCTGTCCAAGACCGTGATCGACACGTCACGCGATACCGGCATGGCGCGCAATCAGGTGGCCGAGGTGGTCAACGCCTTGGTGGGCGCGGGCATGGAGCTGGATAAGGCCATGTCTTACGCGCCGACGGCGGCGAAGTTCGCCGTGGGTCAGGGTTCGGACGGTACTGAAACCGCGCGGATGATCAATGCCCTCGGGCAGAACGCCAAGATCACCGACCCGGCGATGATGCAAAAGGCACTTGAGGCGATCGCCTTCCAAGGTCAGGCGGGTAGCTTTGAGGCGGCCGACATGGCGCGCTGGTTCCCTGAATTGCTCGCGGGCATGGGCAAGCTGGGCATCACCGGCATGGACTCGGTGACGCAACTGGGGTCGATGCTGCAAGTGCAGATGAAGACTGCCGGCGGCTCGGACGAGGCGGCCAACAACCTCAAGAACTGGATGGAGAAAATCGGCTCTGGTGACACCGTCAAGGCGTACCAGAAGGCCGGCATCGACTATCAAGGCTCGATGAATACCGGGCTACAGAATGGCAAGTCCACTCTGGAATCCAGCTTTGCGCTGGCCCAAAAGTACATCGAAGCGACCGACCCCAAGAAGGCCGCCGAGATGGCCAAGGCCACGGCCGCGATCAGCAAGGAGTCCGATCCCGAGAAAGCCAAGGCCATGATCGCCTCGCTGGAATCGGCGTTGCGAACGGGCGACCTGTTCGCTGACATGCAGGTCAAGGGCGCCTTGACCGCGTACATGCAGAACAAGGATCTGTACGACAGCCTGAAAAAGGAGTCGGCCAGCGCGACCGGGATTCTGGATAAGAACCTGGAAGAACGCCGGCAGTCCTCGGCGCAAAAGCAGTCGGAAATGGTGCAGAACCTTGACGACTCGATGCGCGCGATCGGCGACGCCATGCGACCGGTGACGGATGCAGTGGTGGATGGGATCGGTTCTGTGGCCCAAGGCATGGCCAAACTGGCCGACGAATCGCCGCGACTGGTGACGGGTATCGGGTTGGCCACGGCCGGTTTGATTGGTCTGTCGACGGCCATGAGCGGCCTCAAGATGGCTAAGGGCTTGATGAACATCGGCCGTGGCTCGCTGATGGGTAATCCGAACATCCCGCAAAAAGTGATCGTGACCAACATGGGCGCCGGCGGTATGGGCGGCGGCTTGGATGCCGGCGACCTCGATGTCGGCGATGGCAAAAAGGGCAAGGGCGGCAAGGGCAAGGGCGGGGGTGGAGGCGGCAGGGGCGGTGGTGGCACTGGCTTCGGCGCGATGATGAAAGGCGTGGCTGTGGTCGCGGTGGCCGATGCGGGTTTCAAGGCGTACGACACCTACCAGAACGCCGAGACTCAGGATGAGAAAGCTGAGGGGTACGGAGCGGCCGCCGGCGGTCTGGCTGGCTCGCTCTCTGGTGCAGCAGCGGGGGCAGCCCTCGGCACGATGATTATGCCGGTGATCGGCACAGCGATCGGGGGGCTGATCGGTGGCTTGATTGGCAGTTACGGCGGCGATGCCTTGGGCGGGTACGTCGGCAAATCAATGTTTGGCGCTGACGAATCGCTGAAGAAAATCCCGGACGCCGGGCCGTTGATGATGGCCAATGCCGGCAAGGACATGGCGCCGAAGCTGGGCGACACCTCGTTGGGTGCTACGGCCAAGGCGTTCGCGCCGGCAACCACTGGCCCGCTGATGCTGACCAATCCCGGCAAGGGGCTGGATGTTGGCGCGACAATGGCGCCGGCCGTGCCTGAGGCGCCGCCGGTGTCGTATGACCCGCGCGACCTGAATTCGAAGGACGCCATGCTGTTGCCGCACTTTGCCAACAAGGTGCGCTTCCCGGGTTCCGAGCTGCGTCGACCAAAGGTGATTCGCTCCGGGCTGGAAGATCCTGAGCCGCCGCCGCAGATCGGCATGGCCGCCAAAGACATGATGATGCCACCGGCCAGCGCAGACGCGGCGGCGGGGGCATTGGTCAAGCCGATGGCGGCAGCGCCGGCGGCGCCAAAAGTCGAGTCCAACGTGGCGATTCAGGCGCCGTTTTCGCTGGTGGTCAACGGCGACGTGAAGGATGGCAATCAGCTTTTCGCGCAGATCAAGCCAATGCTCGATCAGCACTATCGCGACATGGCCAAGCAGATGGGGGGCAATCAGCTCTATGACACGCCACACGTTTGATAAGGGGGGCACATGGAAGCATTGGGGCAGTTGCAATCGGGCCTGAAGTACTTGGCCACGGCGGGCGAGACTGGCCGGCGCAGCCTGGACGGAATGCTGTCACCGGTGAATGGCGCGATCGGCGAAATCACCGGCGCCGCGTCCGAGCTGGAAAGCCTGCCCTTTGTCGGGCCGGCGATCGGGGAAAAACTTCAGCGGGCCATGCGCGGGATCAACGCCGCGCAGGCGCAAGTGGGGCGGGTGGTGGCCATGTACGGCACGGCCACCCGCGCGGTCGCCCAGGTGGAGGAACGCTTGGGCGTGCTGAAGGAACAGGCCGGAAAGGCCGCCACTGCCATTAACAAGATCGCCGGCAAGATCAGCCCGTCATTGGCCAACATCGTGCCCACCGGCACCTTTGCCACGGATCAGACGCCGGCGCCGGAGGCCGTGAAGCCGTTCCCGCATCTGCTGATCATCCAGCCGCAAGATCCCAAGGAGCAGCCGTATTTCTTCAACCTGGACACGGCGGCCTTTGACGAACTGCGCCGGTCGACCAAATTCCGCTGGGCCTCGCAGGAGCGCCTTTCGCGGCGGCCGGCGCAGCAGGGCGTGGGCATCGGTGACGAGAAAATCACCCTCAAGGGCGTGATCCTGCCGGGGCTGAAAGGCGGGTTAAAGCAACTCGACACCCTGCGCACGATGGGCGGGAAGCTTCAGCCGCTGACCATGACCACCGGTTATGGCGACGTGCTGGGGACGTGGTGCCTTGAGAACGTCGATGAAGAGCAAAGCGCGCTGATGCAGGGCGGTATCCCGCGCAAGCAGGCCTTTACCTTGGAGTTTGTGCGCTATGGCGACGACATGCAGGACGTCTGACGGGGATCTGCTCGATACCATCTGTCACAACTATTACGGGCATCTGGATGGCTGCGTGGAGGCGGTGCTTGATGCCAATCAGGGGCTGGCCGATGAAGATCAGCCCTACCGCGCCGGCGTGGTGATCGTGTTGCCGGATCTGCCGCAGCCGGTGACCGAGGCGATTACCTTGTGGAACTGACCCCGTCCGGAGTCCTCGCCGGCGGATCCTCGCGTTACGCGTAACGCTCTGTGCTTGCTTGCCCCGTCCTGTACGGGGCTTTTTTTGGGGAAAAATTCATGACGCCGCGCTTTCGTATTGTGGTCGACGGGACCGACATCACGGCCCTGTTGAATGATCGGCTGATTCAATTGAGTGTCACCGACAAGACCGGAATGGAGTCCGACGAATTCGAGCTGCGCATTGACGATCGGGATGGGCTGGTGACGTTGCCGAGCAAAGGCGTAGGCATCGAGATCTATCTGGGCTATCAGGAGACGTCGCTGGTCCGGTTGGGCCGCTATGTGGTCGACGGCGTCGCGGTGTCCGGCCCGCCCGATACGATCGTGATCAAGGGCAAGGCCAGCGACATGCGTGGCAGTGGCAAGACCGTGCGCAGCGGCAGTTGGGAGGACGTGCCGCTGTCGGCGATCGTTGGCGATATCGCCGCGCGCAACGGCTGGTCGCCGGCGTGTCCGGTCGGCACGAAGGTCGCGCGGGCCGACCAGCTCAACGAATCCGACTTCAATTTTGTCACGCGCCTGGCTAAGCAATATGACTGCACGGCGAAGGTGGCCGACGGCAAGTTGTTGGTCATGCCGCGTCAGGGCGGGCAGAGCGCAAGCGGCAAGGCGCTGCCGCCGATCGTGATCAACAAAAGCGACGTCAGCCGCTGGCAATTCAACTTTGAGGATCGCGATTCGCACAAGGCGGTCGGGGCCAAGCATCAAGACAAAAAGACCGGTGCGCTGGCTGTGGTGTCGCTGGACAACGACGACGCCCCGGCTGGGCTTCCGGCGGTGCATACCGATCGTCATATCTACCCGAACAAGACTGCCGCCGAGGCTGCGGCCCGGGCGCGCTTGGCCGCGTTCAACCGCTCCACGGCCGGCGTGCGCCTCGAAATGGAAGGGCGTACAGATCTGTTTGCGGAATGCCTGATCATCGCCCAAGGCTTCAAGGTCGGGCTTGATGGCGAGTTTCTCGCCGAGTCGGTGCAGCACACCTACACCCAATCCGGCTGGTCGACCACCGTTGAATGCAACGGCGGCAAGAAGGGCAAGGCCAACGCCAAGGGCAAGAAAGGGAAAAAGCCGGCCAAGCCGGTCAAGGTCGTCAGCCTCGCATAACGCGCTTAGTCGCAATCATTCGCCGCCTTGAGCGGCTTTTTCATGTCTGGAGTTTGTATGCCCATCACTCAGCAGCAGTTGCTGCAAATCCTCCCCAACGCCCGCCCTGTAGCGGGCGTTTTTGTACCTGTCCTGAATACAGCAATGCAGCGCTACCAAATCGTCGGTAGAAAGCGTGTTGCCGCGTTCATCGCCCAGCTAGGTCATGAGTCGGGACAGCTGCGCTACGTTCGCGAGATATGGGGACCGACCCCGGCTCAAGCGAAATATGAGGGGCGAGCGGATCTGGGCAATACCCAACCCGGCGATGGTTCGAAATATCGTGGCCGGGGCCTGATCCAGATTACCGGGCGGGCGAATTATGCTGCGTGCGGCGAGGCGCTGGGCCTCGACCTGATCATTCAGCCGGAGCTGCTGGAGCTGCCCCAGTACGCAGCCATGTCAGCAGCGTGGTTCTGGAAGCAGAATGGGCTGAACGATCTGGCTGACCGAGACCAGTTCAACACCATCACTCGCCGTATTAATGGCGGTCTGAATGGTTTACAGGATCGACTGGAGATCTGGTCGCGTGCGCGGGCGGTGCTGGTGTGATCGCCGTCCCTTGGAAAACAGTCGGTGTGCTGGCGCTGGTACTGATCGGCGCTGGCTGTGCCTGGCAGTCTCAGGGCTGGCGGTACGAGCAGCAGCTGGCCGAGCAGGCGCGGTTGAACGCCGAAACCCTCAACCAACTGACCCAAGCCGCTACCACCGCACAACAGGCCGAGCAGGATAAGCGCCGAGCGCTCGAGCAGAGACTGGCGGCCAGCGAGCAAACCCACTTCGAGAAAATGACCGATGCCCAAAAGAACCAAGATCGCATGCGCGATCGCCTTGCCACTTCTGATCTGCGGCTGTCAGTCCTCCTCGACTCGGGTTCAGCCGCTGGCTGTTCAGTGCCTGCCGCCGCCGGCACCGGCGGCATGGTTCATGCGGCCGTACGAGCCCGACTTGACCCAGCGCATGCTCAACGAATTATCGCCATCACCGACGACGGCGACCGGGGATTGATCGCGCTTCAGGCCTGCCAGGCATATGTCAGAGCGCTGGCGCCTGAACATTTGGAATGATTTCGGCTACCGGATTGGTTGGCCAGTCCGCACGCTGATTCCGGTGGCTGTTTCCAGCTTGGTAATCAATTCGCTGATGTGCTTGTTCTTCGCCATCAACTCCCAAGTGCTTTTGGTCTCGATATCGGTAGCATGTCTTCTGTCATCCGCCGCTTCTGACTTCGCCGCAGTCAGTTGGGGGCGGAGCTGATCGCGCTATCGTAGACACGGAATTTCATTTTGGCTTTGTAATCCCAAGCCTCCGCTAAACAGCGGAGTGGTGCGAATGAGGATTCGATGATCTGAGCCGCGGCCTCTGCTGAAAGGTGCGTGCTATTCATAAATGCTCTAAGAGGGCTGCGAGCGATCTGACAGGTGGTCGGAATGGAAGGTTACTTTTGTACCAATGACCGTGTAAAGCGGATGAAAACCGGGTACTCCAAAGTAGGGGAGTGCTCGGTTTCATTGACCCTGAGTACTTTGCCTTATCCCTTTAGAATCGCGGTTCATTCTCTCTCAATCGCAATCCGTATAGCATTATTGGATGCTTGCCCTCTAACTCAATAACTCTGTCGTGCAAGGAGAATTTCGTCGATTTGACCTAGGACCAAGTGCTTTTCGCGATTAACTGAGTTGCTGGCTACGCAATGTATGTCGAGCTTGGCACGTCCGCCCAAACCGCCCGTCAGGATATCGATGTTTACCATCGCTGATTCGCCTGCCTTAATGGTTGCTTGTCTCACAGTGGTATCCACCATGTGCGGGTTTTGCGTTATGAAAAGATCTATTCGTCCGACGTATTTAACCTGCACCTTGACCGGAACTTCACTTCCATTTTTGATGACAAGCTCCGTCGCGTATCCACCGTTGGGAAAAGAATATTCCTTGAGCTGAAAATTGTGGCTTAGCGTAATTTCATATTTGGCGGCATGCGCTTTTTCGGCCTGATCGGCTGAGCGTTCGGAGTTTTTTGCTGATCTTTTGGAGAACGTCAACGCTACGAGACCGATCAGTACAGTAGTGACGCCAATGGCCAATGCATAGTTGTAGTAACTGTCGGGGCTCACAAATTGTCCTTAATAAATAGATAAAAACGACATGGAAAATACAGCGGGTTTGATTAGCCTGCGTCATGCCCCGCCTTCCATGGCGGGTTTCCATAGGATGAACCAGATGACCTTATTGCCATGCTGGTTGTGGCGCGTTAAGCGCGGCTAATGTAAATCTTGAAGGGTTTGCCAACCGCACGCTGAACATGGCCGTTTTTGAGGCGGCGGCTCCAGCGGAGAATGAACGTACCCCGTTCGTCGGTATAGGTCATGACCTAACCTCCTATAGGATTGTGGCCACTACTCATTAGGTGGACAGAACAATCGAACGGGGCTAGCATATGCACCTGCTACGGAATGCCTCTGCAAGCTGTTCGTATCTGCGGAAAGCGAGTGGAGTACTTTCCTGGCAGGCCAAAAGCCTGCCACCCTCTAGCTGACCACGGTGAGACGTGGTCAGCTAGATTGCTTCTATAATCGGTTCATTAAGCGCATTTCCTCTCGGGCTCCCAGCCACTCCCGCCTTCCTTAAAGAATAGTTCGGTATCCTTTTTCTCTAGATGATTGATTTTTTCGAGAAGCTCCCGAACCGTACTCGCTTTATTCTGGCTTTCTAGATACAAATTTCTTAAGGTCATGTCGGCAATTTTCTGTATAGGATTTTCGCCTGATTCCCACTTCTTGACCGTTTCTTC